ATGGATGGGAGCACTGGGAACCTTTTACTAAGAAACACAAATGAAAGTAGGAATGATCGGACTAGGTAGGATGGGTGAGGGTATGTCCCGCCGTCTTATCGCAGCAGGACACGAAGTTCATGGATTCAGAAACAATGTTAAAAAAGCTGAGGCACAATATGAAGCGGGTTATATCAGTGGATATACCACTTCTGTGGAAAGCCTTGTTCAAGTAGTACATAATACTAAGGGAACCTTCACAGATAGTGCAAAAGTCCCTGGCGTCTTTATGATGGTCGTACCAGCAGAAACAGTAGAGGACACACTAAATGAGTTACTACAATTTTGTGTGGAGGGAGATATTATTATTGATCATGGCAATAGCAATTTTAAGGACTCTCGCAGGAGGGCAGAAAGGTTGTCTAATCTTGGCATCTCGTATCTTGACTGTGGCACTAGTGGTGGTGTTTACGGTTTGGAGCGTGGATACTGTCTTATGGTTGGTGGTGCAGATCATGCAGTATCCGTCTGCCGTCCTCTCTTCGATGCCCTCGCACCAGGCATCAATGCTGCCCCTAGGACCCGCCACAGAACTGAGTACACTCTCTACCCTGAGGAGTATGGATGGATTTACGCTGGCAAAGCAGGTGCTGGGCATTTCGTAAAGATGGTCCACAATGGTATCGAGTATGGTATCATGCAGGCATATGCCGAAGGGTTCAACATCCTACACGAAGCAAATGCAGGATCTAAGTATGTCAAGGAAGGAGACGCAGAGGTCGCCCCAATGGACAACCCTGCCGATTATCAGTACGACATTGACGTTGCTAAGGTTGCTGAGTGTTGGCGTCGTGGTAGCGTGGTTGGCAGTTGGTTACTTGACCTTACCGCTGATGTACTTAGCCGCGATAGAGAGCTTAGCAAGTTCGATGGGGGAGTATCAGACAGTGGTGAGGGTCGTTGGACAGTTCACGCTGCTGTGGATCTTGGGGTTCCCGCTCCTGTCATCAGTAGTGCGTTGTATTCACGTTTTGAGTCGCGCCGTCTTGGTGCTTTCGCTGCCAAGGTTCTGAATGGAATGAGAGCAATGTTTGGAGGACACGACGTAAGATGAAGTATCAACTAACTCTGTTGTTATGTTTCGCACCATTGGCGATTATCTACATAGTAATGAAGTTAGCTGTTCTACTTAGTGCAGTCAATACTGAGAAGGATTATGTCCGAAAAGAACCTCTACGAAAACGAGGACCCTATTTGGAGAACCCATATGCAGATGTTGATGAAGAAGAAGAGGAATTTGGAGATCGCACAGACTATCGATAACTCCCTCTACGAATGGTACTCTGAACGTGGAAAAGATGTCCCGAAATGGAAACGAAAGGATCCAAACTGGTGGACTGAATACCTACATAGTTTAGGTATTGATCCACGTAATCCTTGAACCTAATACTACGCCCGTTAGAAGATATTAATGATGTCACCTGGTCTATCATCTGGTGTCTCTTAATCCTTCTAGCGGGCGTTGCTTATTACATATATACAATATTGAAACTAGCGTATCAGGAGTTAGAAGAAGATGGGAGCAATGGTGCCACCGAACAGGAAGAGTTGTTACAACTTCCGAGTGATCGAGATCAATAGAGTTCTCGACGGAGACACAATCGATGTGACCATCGACTTGGGGTTCGATCTTTATAAAAAAGAGAGAGTCCGTGTTGCTGGGGTAGATACACCTGAAAAACGAACACGCGACTTAGAGGAGAAAGCACTTGGCAAAGACGCAACCAACTGGCTCAAAGAAAAACTGGAAGGGGCAGTGGCTGGTGATGATGATCTTGTTATCCGTACTGAACTTGTCGGTGGGGTTGGCAAATATGGGCGTCTTCTTGGGTGGCTTTACATTGGGGATGGCGATGTGTCCCTCAACGAACAAATGATTGAAGAGGGTTACGCTTGGGCATACGATGGTGGAACCAAACAAAAAGATTTTGAAGAACTAAGAGAGATTAGGAGGGCGCATGGGACACTCGTTTGAGTTGACCATGGAGGATTACACTATCATCCTCAATGCTCTTCATTACTATAAGAAGGTAGAGAAGCGTGAAAACTTCTCTCACTTCGACGAAGAACGTATTAACAAACTTCGTGACAAAATGGCATACCAACTTATCCCATCTGCCAGATCAAAACCATGACTGCACTCTTTGTTTTCAGTTTCGTTATGCTACTAGTCGCTGGTATGGAAGCGACATGGCCTGTTAGATACAGAGGTTAAAATGAAATTTCTATTCGCATTTCTCGCTACACTTTTCCTTGCTGCTCCCGCATGGGCAGTAGATGTTCAGATGGGTTCCAATGGGAACCTAGTATTCGATCCCGCTGAGGTTACTATCTCTGCTGGGGAATCAGTTCATTTCGTTAATAACATGCTCCCACCTCATAACGTGGTGGTTGAGGACCATCCTGAGATCTCTCACGAGGGTCTGGCAATGCTACCTGGTGAAGAGTTCGATGTCACGTTCTCTGAGGCAGGTGATTATACATACTGGTGTGGTCCCCATAAGGGAGCAGGCATGATTGGTACGGTACACGTAGAATAATGAGTTCAGATCAGATCTATCTTGGTAATCCTAATCTCAAAAAGGCGAACGTCGGAATGTCGTTCACCCCAGAGCAGGTTGAAGAATTTGTCAAGTGTTCACAAGACCCAGTATACTTCATCAAAAAGTATATCAAGATCATCTCACTTGACAAAGGTCTGATCCCTTTTGACATGTATGACTTCCAAGTCGATATGACTAGGAAGTTTCACGACAACAGATTCAACATCGCAAAACTACCACGACAGTCAGGTAAGTCCACCATCGTTACCTCGTACCTGTTGTGGTATGTTATTTTTAACGACAACGTAAACGTAGCAATTCTCGCTAACAAGGCAGCAACTGCTCGCGAGATGCTACAAAGACTTCAACTTAGTTATGAAAACCTCCCCAAGTGGATGCAACAAGGAATCAACCAGTGGAACCGAGGATCTCTGGAATTGGAGAACGGAAGCAAAATCATGGCTGCTTCTACTTCGGCATCTGCTGTACGGGGTATGTCTTTTAACGTCATCTTTCTGGACGAGTTCGCGTTCATTCCGAATCATATCGCTGACCAGTTTTTCAGTTCTGTTTATCCTACTATCTCTTCTGGTAAGTCAACCAAAGTAATCATCATCTCTACGCCACACGGGATGAACATGTTCTACAAACTGTGGCATGACGCAGAGCGTGGGAAGAACGAGTATACAACAACAGAGGTTCACTGGTCCGAAGTTCCTGGGCGTGATGCCAAGTGGAAAGAACAGACCATCGCCAACACGTCAGAAGAGCAGTTCAGGGTCGAGTTTGAATGCGAGTTCTTAGGATCAGTTGATACCCTCATCTCTGCTTCTAAACTTAGGACGATGGTCTATGACGAACCACTTACTAGGAACAAGGGTCTAGATGTATTTGAAGAACCCAAGGAAGGTGCTCAATACGTGATCACTGTTGACGTTGCAAGAGGCGTAACAAAAGACTATTCAGCGTTCACGGTTATTGATACCTCGACTATCCCATATAAGATGGTCGCCAAGTATAGGAACAACCAGATCAAACCTCTGTTGTTCCCCAATATCATACACCAAGTTGCCACAGCATACAACCATGCATATGTACTCTGCGAAGTCAATGACATCGGCGGACAGGTAGCAGACATCTTACAGTTTGATCTTGAATACGATAACCTTCTGATGTGTGCCATGCGTGGTAGAGCAGGACAGGTTGTAGGTCAGGGTTTCTCTGGCAACAAGACACAGATGGGTGTCAAGATGTCTACCACAGTCAAGAAGACTGGGTGTGCAAACATGAAACAGTTGATTGAGGATGACAAACTCCTCATCAGTGACTACGACGTGATTGCAGAACTGACTACGTTCATCCAGAAGGGTCAGGCATGGGAAGCAGAAGATGGATGTAATGATGACCTTGCTATGTGTTTGGTCATGTTCTCTTGGTTAGCAACGTCTGACTACTTCCGAGAACTAAATGATGCTGATGTCAGACATAGGATGTATCTGGAACAGAAGGAACAGATCGAAGCAGACATGGCACCGTTTGGTTTCATCTCTGACGGTCTGGACGAAGAGTCATTTGTAGATCCAGAGGGACAGGTATGGAGCAATGCCTCTACCGTAGGAGAATATGGAGACATGTCCTATATGTGGGATTATAGGTAGTGGAACTAGAAAACGAATTTGAACTAGAACATATCTTACTTGCACAACGTACATGCAGGACGTGTGGCAAAACAAAAGATCTTATTGATGGATTCTATCGCACAAGAAAAGACAGAGGATCTAACCCTGGTGCATTCTCATATGAGTGTAGAAGTTGTACCATCCTAAGAGTCACAGCAAACAGGATGGCGAACAAAGTTTACAACAAGTGGGAGTACCCAGACTGGTGATGCTCACGGCTAGTTTCCCCAATGGAAAGGTTGGTTTTTCTAAATAATAGTAGCATCCACTGAATTCATCAGGAGACAAAACCGCAATGGCCAACACACAAGTATCACCAGGTGTATTGGTCCAGGAGAGAGATCTAACTAACACTATTAACGCCACGATTGATAACGTCGGCGCTTTTGTTGGAACTTTCGCCCAAGGACCTGTTGAAGAGATCGTAGATATCTCTTCCGAACGCCAACTCATCGAGATCTTCGGTGAGCCTAATGACCAGAACTACGAATACTGGTTCTCTGTCGCACAGTTTATGCTGTACGGTGGAACCGTTAAAGTTGTCCGTGCTGACAACTCTTCCTTGAAGAACGCAATCGACACTGCGACCTTCACCCAAACAAACTTTACCGCTATCGACACGACTCTGACAGTTGCCGATACCACTGGATTTGATGTTGGTGACCTCCTCCTGATTGATGCTGAAATCCTGGTTATCACCGCACTGTCTGGTAAGGACGTTTCGGTTACTCGCGGTCAGTACAGCACATCTGCTGCTTCTCACGCTGCTGGTGCTAACATCACCCTGATTGAACCTGCTGGTTCTGCTACTACCCTGAACGAGGGTGCTACCCTGACTGACTCTGA